CGCCACCGTGGTCAGGAACGGCGCATCGGCCACCTCCGTGTCCCAGCTCACGCGCAGGAACACGCCGCCGATAGCGGCGCAGACTTCCGCCGCCTCCAGCAAGACGTTGGCCAGCCCCGTTTCCGCCGCCAGCTCGTCGAGCCGCTGCTGAGCCGCCTCGCTCACCACGAGGTCCGGCATCTCGCCGAAGAGCAGGTCGGCGGAGGTCTGGGCAATCTCCGCCGCAAGAGGGACATGGACCGGCGGCGCTTGCTTCGGTGCTTTGAGAGACCGCTCCCTCTCGCGCCGCCAGAAGAACGGGAAGCGCGAGCGCCCGGCACTCGGCGGGGATGCGTCCGAGGCCAGCCGCGCCGGACTTCCGGAGTACCACGCCCGCCAGGTATGGATGTCGGCCGGCATCGCGCCGTGCGGCGGCCAGAGTGCGTTGGGGTCGGTGGGGAGCGTCATGCTGCGGCCTCCTGTTCGTCTCTGTCGGCCGCGACCCAGCGGCGGGTGTAACGGCGGGTGGTGAACACCAGATAGCGGAGCGCGTCGCAGTTATGCACGAGCACGCCGTTGGCGTAGAACTCGTGGGCGTCCGCGATGAGAAGGTTGTAGACGGGGACGCGCTCAGTCAGAGCGCGAACGGTAAGCACACGAAGCGGAGCACGTTCTGGTCGGCAGGTAGCGGTTAGTCCTGAAACTCTTGCCGCAGACGACACAGACCCGGGTCTCGTCATCGACCCTGCTGGCACGCCGTGCCGCACTTCTGCAGTTGTTGGAACAGAACTTGGCCCAAGGCTGGAGCGATTCAAAGCGCCCGCCGCAGTGGCGGCAGACAAGACGTACCGGCTCGCGCTTCGCCATAGCCCTAGTAGCGTGTTCACGGTGCCAGGCGCGGCCCTCTTCGGAGCGATGCCATTCGGATGCGAGCGGCCTGATACGCGCGAGATGCGCCCGTGCTTCAGGCGTCTGCATACGGCGACTGGTCCTCTCGGCGTGGACGCGGCGGTGTTCCTCTTGCGAGAGACAGACGAGATTGGCCGACTCGTTGTTGAGCGGGTCGAAATCGGCATGGTGGATGACGCAGCCGTTCGGTATCCGGCCGTGTTCCGCCTTCCAGATTTCCTCATGCAGGCGGCCGACACCACGTGACTTATCAGCCTTACCGGGAGTGAAGTAAACGGCCTCGGCCCACGTGTGGGAGGTCGGGTAGCGCCTGAACCTGATTCCGTTGAACTCGATGACCTCGACCATGAGCGTAGTATATCACCATATCGCAGCGCATCTATACTCACCCAGCCCTTCCCCTCTACCCACACGGGATGGTCGGCGGTCCCGCTGAACCGGCGACCGTCGGAGAGGACGACTTCATGCACCTTAGCCGCAGCGCAAGTCATGACGCTCGCTCTGACCTCCCGCCAGCCGTCGCGCGTCATCGCCTTGTCGCCGGTCCTCACGCGCTCAATCGCTACTTGGCCGCGTGACGTGACAACCGGCGTCCCTGCGACGAAGCAGCCGTGGTCGTCGGCCTTGATAGGCGCGTCATCTCCCCGCGCCTGCGCTTTGGCATCCCAGAGGTAGCCGCTCAGCTCACGCAGCAGGTGCTCGCACGAGCGGTGGATGCGGAGCCGGTCCGCCGCCAGGAGGCTGGCCGTGTAGCGGATGCCGTCCAGCACGGCGTTGTCGGCGTCGCGTACCGTCACCCAGCGGTCGCGGCGCAGCTGCTCGGTAAACGACACGGCGGACGGGTCCACAAACGCGCGGTCCACGGGCACCGGAGCAGGCTTAGCGTTGAGCCGGTAGGCTCCGTCCGCGCCGCTGCGCACCCACTCCCGCAGCCGCTCAGAGTACTCGGCGTCGGTGAGCTGCCTGCGTTTCTCTCCAGCGTCCCAGCGCCATTCCCGGGCCACGTACAGGCGCTGGTCCGTCCCCAGCCCCGCCAGCAGCGCGTGAGTGACCGTGGCGGTGCCGTAGTCCACGGCCAGCCACCAGCGCGTGATGGGCGGCAGCTCGTCGGTGCCGTGAACGTCCGGGTCGAGCATGTCGTAGACCGCACCCTCGGCGGCGACCCACTCCCCGAGCACGAAGCGCCGATACCACAGCCCTACGAACTCGCGCCGGATGCCCTCCACGTAGTCGGCCGGGAGATACGGGTTGTCCTCCAGGCGGAAGGAGAAGCGGGCCAGGTCCAACTCGTCAGCCCGGTCCAGCCAGTCGCGCTTGAGCCAGTGCAGCGGCGCGTCCGGGTTGGTCGTGGCGAGCATCCGCGCGCCCTCCGCTGAGAGCCGCGAGCGGAGCATCGTCCAGAAGGACTCCGGGATGGTGGACGCCTCGTCGACGTATGCGCCGGTGAGCGTGATGCCGCGTATCTTCTCGGCTGCCCGCTCGTCGTTCGCGCCGACCACGTAGACGCGGCGGTTGTCGATGTAGAACTCCCGCGTGCCCCGGTTGTAGCGGCAGACGGCTCCGCCGAAGAGGTCCATCATCGGATAGATGATGTTGCGCGTCACCGAGTCCTGAGTCTTGCCGGCCAGGAGCAGGTTCCCCGGAGGACCGTGCATCGCGAAGTCCACGAACGCGTGGTCGGCCCCGACGCTCTTGCCGCTCCGCACCGCGCCCTCGCAGACGACCATGCGGTGCTTGTCCAGCGCCCACCACGCCGCCCGCTGCTTGTCCGTCAGCGCTTCGATGCTCACAGCGGGTCGCCCTTCTGCCGCCGCAGGTACTCTTCCGCCGCCGAGCGGCTGTTCTCGTCTCCGTCCGGACGGTCGCGCTGGCCGAGGTACTGCTTGCCCAGCCAGATGAGCATGGCGTCGGTGTTCTTCTGGAACTGCTTGCGCCGGATACTGATGCGCCCCTTCTGCTGGCCGCGCTCCCACACGTCCCGGTAGCGCTTCTGCCGCAGCTTGCGCGTGAACGTCTCCCGGGCGATATCGAAGTAGCCCGCCGCCTCCTCGTGCGTACAGAGCATGGCGGCCAGCTTCTCCAGCGCCTCCAGGTCGATAGCTGCCGGCCTACGCCCCACGGGACGCCTCCGCAGGCTTGCCCCGGTGCCAGCCCGTCGTCTCTTCCAGGCGGAAGCGGTACGGGTTGGCGGCCGGAGGAACGTAGTCGCTGCGCTTGATGAGCGGCATCCGCTTGAAGCGGCTGTAGTCCACGTGGTGATGCCAGCGCCCGAAGCGCCACACGACGCGGGCCACGTCCGGGTGCATGTCGGCCAGCATCTGGCTCTTGGGCAGCGTCCCCTCGTGGTCGTAAAACGCCTCGCTGTTGCCGCCCCGCAGCTTCTGGGTCGTCTCCTTCCACTGCTGGAAGGCGTTGAACTGGACCGTCTGCCAGCCCGCCTTGAGCATCCGCAGGCTGAGGTCGGTGTCCTCGTTGTAGCGCCCGCGCCAGCGGAAGGGCACGTCGTTACGGATGAGGTTGCACGAGTAAATCCGCGTCCCCACGGTGAACGGCGGGTGCGGGTTGCGGGAGGTCACGAATATCCAGTAGTTGGGTCCCGCCATCGCGATGTTCTCGTAGCGCAGGCAGAAGTCTTCCATCGCGTAGAAGCAGGTCCCGTCCCCGACCGGGATGCACTGATTGCGGTGGAGGCGCGAGAAGAGACTTATGTTGTCGTCCATCACCCAATGCCACGCGTGGCCCTCCGCGATGGAGTGGTCCCAGATGAAGTTGCGCGCCGGTCCCGGTCCCTTGCTCTTGGTGTCGCCGAGGTCATCGAACGTGTCGTAGTCGCGTTGGTAGGTTGGGTCCAGCACCAGCAGCTTCTCGGGCGGGAAGTGCTCCGCGTACTCCGCGAGCTGCTGCTCTTCCACGACCAGCCGGTAGGGCACGCCCATGCGGTCCAAGGCTCGCGGGGTCAGCGCGATAGCCGCCCGGCTCTTGGACGGGATGTAGAGCGGGAAGCGGGGCGAGAACGCCATCAGTTCACGCCGCCTCGTCTCCGTCTCCGTCCACGGCCACGTACTGATGGTGCAGGCTGGAACCCACGTGCCCGTCCGACTCCGGCCACCACAGCCAGCTCCGCTTCTCGCTGCCGATGAGCCGGAAGAACGCCTCGGCGTCCTCGTCGCTCTTGAAGTGGACGGTGACGTTGAAGACGGAACCCTTGTCGCCCTGCTCGAACTCGGGCATCGCCTCCCACTCCGCGTAGGGGTCTGTCTCCGCGCCGTGCTCTGCGAACTCCAGCGGGTCC